CGTGGCCAGGCCTAGACCTCCCGCAACAGCAAATACCTGTTGCCACATCTGCGCGGCCTGGTGCGCCTGTTGTGCGTGTTGCCTGGCCGCTGCAGCGGCGGCCGCCTGTTGCTGCTGGAAAGCCAGCGCCGCAGCCTGGGCTTGCGCATAGGCGGCGGTCTGCTGCTGAATGGCCTGCGCCATGGCGAGGTAGGCTGTGGCAAGTTGATTGGTCGCTGCCGTGCCCTGGACCGTGCTCTGGTGCATCTGATTCAAAGCTGCCGTGCCCTGGACCGTGCTCTGGTGCATCTGATTCAAAGCCGTATACGCCTGGGCAAGCAGCGCCGTGTTCTGGCTTGTTTGCTGGCCGAAAGCCGCTAAAGACTGCTGAATCGCGTGCAAGACGCCGCTGAGGTTATCACGTGCTTGTATAACAATCTGGATGGGATTGGATTCAGCCACCGTTGCGTCCTGCTTTGAGTGAGGCAAGCAGCGCCGTGAGCGTCGGGTCATCGGCTTCCCGCCGGCGTGGCGGGTACTGCTCGCCTTCTGGCGGATACGTCAATATCAGATCCAGGTACAACTCACCCGGCGTCTGTGCGAGCACCTGTGATGGGAGCAAATGATATTCCCTCGCTAATTCCCGGATCAGTCGGGCTGACCGTGTCTGGGCAAAAGGACTCGATGGCTCTGGCTTCCTCCTGCACGAGGCCCATGCGCGTCAGAATGTCCCGAGATAGCAATGCATAATCATCCGGGTCAAGTTCCGTAACATGTAACTTATCCGGCGTAATCACCGGCCGGCCTTGCGCATCGCGCTCATCGGTCATCGATGGAGCGAGCACTGCTCCGGCAATCGCTCGATCAACATAGTGCTGAATAGACATGAGAGCTTCAACGCTCATGCCTGCCGCTGTCTCGCCCTCCTGTGTGGCCGGGATCGGCAATTCTCCCAGTCCGAGAAAGAGGGCAACAGACGGCTTGCGTAGCAGGTCTACGATGAGACCAGACGGCAGTGTCAGTGTCGTCATGCGATACTGTCGAAATTGGTCAATGGTTGAAGCCATTGAGATATTCCTTTCTAGGCCAGGTACGCAGACTGCGCATTGTACACGAAGCACACGATGATCGGATTCGTGCCATCATCTTCTACTGCGCCGATGAGCTGGATATTCTCCAGCTGGTTTGTTTGCCCACGCGGAATTGAGGTCAGTTGTACACGCGGAAGGACGAAGACCGCGCCAAGATTAAATGTTCCCCCACTCGTATCGACTAACGTGCCCGAGTTGATATTGAGCTCCATCGCTAACCTGGTCTGGTTCAAATAGTAGTTTAATTCTGTCGCTTCCGTCGCCGTATCCGTTTCGATATTGGTGGTAATGATTGCGGTACGGCGCGTTGGGTGAAAATTCCCTCGCACGAGAGCGGTCGAGGCCCGATATCCGAAGTCTGGTTGCATATTGTTCACCCAGTTGAGTGACCAGGAGAGGACACGGGTAGACAGGTTGACCTCTGACCCGCCCAGATTTGGCCCCGTCTGTGATGGAGTCGTGAGCGTCGTGCTGATAGGCGTCCCAGCCGTATCTTTGACATAGATCTTCGTATCCCCCCACCGCAGCCACGGTTCGCTGATGGCCGCGGGAAAGGCGTCTGCTGCCGTCGCCCGTGTACCAGAGCCCACCATTTGACAGGAGAACTGAAAATACGGGCCGTTATTGCTCAGGGTGAAACTCTCACCCTTTATGCCCGTATATTTGCGCTGCACGCCACTCTCACGCAAGGTCTGTGCGCCAATAGAGGGCAAACTGATTGCTGCTGCCGGGCTAATACGATGCCGATAGGCCGTCTCCGTGCCGTCCTGGGTCGTCGCGACCGTTCCCAGGCAGAGCGCCAGCAGCCCTGCCAGAGTATTGGGCTTGCACCGTGGCTCTTCATAGGTGAGCCGCATGGACTGCCGAGCGATTTCCTGGACGCTGATAAATTCTTTGCCGGTCAGGACATCAACGTCCGATTGTATGGTATCGTCCCAGACTTCATGCGCGGAGGCGTCATTGAAGTCCAGCATGCTCATCGCGCTGGTGCTGGTCCAACCAGCTGGGCCTGCGTCGTAGGTCGCTTCTTTGTCGAACAAAGAAAGCATAAGTTTATCCAGATAGTGACGTTGCAGTGCCGTATCGTCCTCCTTGTCTCTTGTATGTCAATACGCATACGTGTTTGACAGGATATTGACCTCATCACGTTATGGCGCCTCCAGTGGCGTCGTAATCTTCGTCTCATACGGAATATCATACCCGACATCTGCTCCTGCTAATGTCTGCGCATCAACGAGATACAGATACTGGAGTGGCCCTTCGAGTGTTGTCTCGGCGCATCCCCCCCGCCGGCTGTCCACCTGCATCACGCGCTGCACGTCCGCGATGGCGCCTTCCAGGGATGTCGCCACCGTTCCTCCAGCCACATCAATCCACAGACGTATCGTCAGCGTTAACACCCGACGCAACACTCCTGCCCCATACTCAGGCTGGTCGGACACTGGCAAAATCGATGCTGTGGGCAGTCCGAATGTCTCCAACGGTGAGAGGTGCCCACGACTCACCGTGCCAATGTTCACGGAATAGCCCCCAGCGAGCGTGATCATCGCGAGTGTCGTCGCCACATTGGCAAGAATCTGCTCGCGCCGGGATGCTGCTGGTGGCATAGATCACCCTCGTTGTATATTCTGCATGATCGCCACGCGAATATCCTGAAGGATCAGGGGCAAGAATCGTATCATCGTTGGGCGTAATGCCGGTCGCGCAGGGACCGTCACTTCTTGCCGCAACAGGTACAGGGGTTGAATCGTGCCTCCGCCCATTTTCTGGAATATCAAGAGGTTCCCACGCCGCGAGGTCTGCACAAACGTTCCCCCAAAACTCCGTGGGGCAGCGCGCCGCGCGTCCTCGGTCAGTGGAAGAGCCAGATAGCGCGCGCTACGTGGGCGAATAGTTGTTGACGTCCTGTTGTCGGGCCATCCTTCATGGACAGATGCACCAGGAGGCGTCTCGTAGAGATAGCCTATGCGTCCGATGATATCCTGGCCGCTGGTGCGCACGTCAGCAGTAAAAGCCGCTCGGAGTCTTCCCGTGCGTACTGCCAGGCGGTCACTGGTCGTCCCACCAGTCAAATACCGCTCGCGGGCATACGCCACCGCAGCCCCGAGCCATGTCGCTATGACCGTGCTTGTCGTAGGAAGCACGATCTGTATGACATGGCCGAATCGTACCTGCATCTCTCCAAGTCCTGCGGCGATGACGTGCCAATCGGCCATCTTCTCTCCTCATGCCGGGCTCGTCTTGCGCCCTTGCAAGATATAAAAGGGCGAGCCAGGACCACCCGCAATAGCCATGATACGCCAGGCCGTTCCGTCGGCTCGCACGACCTCATCTGCTGTCGTCGGCGTCCATGATACCAGGGCCGTCGGAATCAGCATAGGTCGATCCGTACGGAGTACCATAGGACGGTCTGCTGCGACCGCGGCATGCAGCGCTATGAGTCGGTCGTTATAGGTCAAGAAAAGCGCCTGATTGACCGTATAAGATGTGGCAGTCGCTGATACCGTCGTCCGATGACGGTATGTCACCTGTTCGGCCCTTGCCCCATAGGGGACCAGGGCCGTTTGTGCCATACGGTCGAGATATCTCTGCGACAGCATCCTACCCTCCCGTAGCCAGAAAGACACACCGCACCTGGTCGGTCCGGAGCGGTCCCTGTTCTTCCCGCATACTGCCTTTGCGGCATACCCAGAAAGCGCCGTCTTCGCTTGGATGCACACTTTTTTCTGGGAGCCATAATGGTGTTCCCTCTCCCTCAACCTGGACACGTTTTTCCTGACGGTCTAGTAATCGCCCCTGTGCCTGCTGACAATCTCGCTGAGCCGTGCAACACATGATCCCTGTGGCATCCTGGTAATGGTCGGTCCAGGAGTCGTGACGGGCAAGCCCCATGAGGGGGAATGTCCCTCATGTGAGCCCCAGGCAGAGCCAGCTAAGGACCAGAGAGACCCTCATGCGATACCCTCAAAGAAGATATGATGGCCGATCACGGCAACCGGAGACCCGATGGCCCAGCCGGGCGGAGGGATGGTATCGGCATAATAGTGGGTCGCGCGGCCCACGCTACTCATCACGCTGCCGCCGAACACCTCTGCTGCAGCCACCAGACACGCCACAAAAACCGCATCATCACAGGAGACCTTCTGCATTTTGACCAGGTTTGGGTCTGAAGGCAGCCAGCAACTGAACTGAAACGGCGCCAGACAAATACGACGCGGCGACATGCCGCGCCAGCGTGCATGGTACTCGTGGCGATTGCGAATGACCTGGGCCACGGCATATATCCCTGCGGAGCCCTCCCCGCGCGCCTCTCCCCAACAGGTTTGCGCCACTGTCCACAGATCCAGAGCCGCAAGGCGTATGCCCGCCATGCTAGCGCCCTCCGTTGCTGAGCGCAGCAATCGTCGTATCCTTCGCCCGACTCGACGAGCTGCTGCCGAAGTAATACTGCGCAATCGCTGTCACCATGGCCCCCAACGCCCCGAGCATGACGTTGAACGGGGCCTCCGCAATCTGCGGCAAAGGCTTGAAGGCCAGCAAGGCCAGTAACCCGAAAAACCCCACCAGGACAGCCATGGCCATCACTCCTGGAATCTTGTCCTTGACCTGCACCTCGCGCTGCCGTGCCGAGCTGCGGTCCTCAGCGGCGATGCGTTCCAGATCAATGTCGAGTTGCTTCATCTGCGTTTTGAAGTCATTATCGAGCTGCTTGAGCTTTGCTAAGGTCTCAGGGTTGGCTGTCGCCATCGCCTGCGCGATCTCATCTTCAGGCGCATCGGGCTTGCCAAACAAAAGATGCGAGACCGCAGAGACCGCAGTGCCGGCGAGCGGCCCGCCAGCGAGACTTGCAAGGGTCGGCGCCACTGTCCTCAGCGTGTCGAGCCAATTAAAAGCCACTTTTCGTCTCCAGGATGGCCGCGGCCATCGCGTCTTCGACCCACCGTGTCACCTGCCGCCGCCACGGCCAACACCAAAAATATGGACGCCCCGTCAATTGCCTGATGTAGAAATCACGTTTGCCCCACAAGACCACTGCCCCTTGTTCCTCTGCAACGATTCGCATGCTCTCAAGAAATGCTGCTCGTTCCCAGCAGTACCTGCACCATGCCAATCCCATAGGCAGAGGGAGGAACAGATACGCCGCCAGGAACGGCAGCACCCCAAGCCACACCGAGCCGAGCCCGCACCGGCGATACTGCCACAGATGCACCCATTCATGCCGCAGGATTTCGTACTGCCGCAGGGGGGAGTAGGTCCCCCAGGCCGAGGAAATAAAGAACCACAGCCCTATCGTAGGACCACAGCGACCGTTCCCAGGCTTGCGGACGAGACGGAAGCCGGGGAATTCCTCACGTATCGCTTCATAGGTTCTCAGCACATCCAGCGCAGTGATCATGGTCCATTGCTGTCTATCAAGTCACGAAGAGCTTCGATTGCCACCACACGGCGTATGCCTCTCATCGTTTGCATTCCTGTCCAGCCACTGAGAAGGGGCACAGTGATCAGCACCATCCGCCAGTACATACCGACCCTCGCCTCTCCTACCGCTTCCTTTCGCGCCATATTCCCACAAGAAACGCTGCAACGCTACCCATAAGCATGATGCGTCCGGGGACTTTCCGCAACGTACTGTACCAGGAAGGATTCAGCCCCCCAAGCTCCTCTGCCAACTCCACCAGGATATAGCCCACCCACACCGCAAGGAGCCAGAGGAAATGCGCCCGCAGGCCGTTTTCCATCCCACGTAGCAACCAGAGAACGGCAAGAGTCAGGAGCAAGCCCATATAGGTGCTCTGTCTCGCCAACGTTTCCAGGAAAGCATCCATAAGGGCCCCCTACCTCATGATCTTGAGAACAAGTGGCCCCAGGATTTGTAAGAATCCCAGAATCGTTATCCCTCCGCCCAGGATGAAATAGAGCACTCGCGTCCGCCGCTCAAGGCATGCGTGCAAATGGTCCAGACGCAGACGAATTTCGGCCCGCATGTCTGTCATGCCTTCCTCGACGTGCTCCAAGCGTATTTCCACCTGCCCCCGCCAGCGCTCATGACCATCTTGATAATGTAATGTAGCGTCATCAGCCATGGCAAGAGTCCTATCGTGTGGACATCTCTGGTATTCCCATTATGGGAGAAGACGATTTGCCATCCAGGGTGGCAGTGATTTCGCTCTGTACGGAGGTGGAATAATGATCTTCTCTTTCTCTCTCATTAAACTATTCTTCTTTTCCCCATCCTGTTCGGCAGCAATTTGCTCGATAAGTAGGCTCACTCGTGCTGTGAGTTCAGCAATCTTTTGTTTTTGCCTCTCCACCAGGACCGCCTGATTCGTCGCCCAGTCCTGCTTTGTGATATCAGAGACATACATAAACTTTTCACTGCTCAGACGCTCGACGGCTGCCACAAGGCCTGCCATGTCCACCTGAATTTTCTTGCCCAGATACGCATTCTCCGCACTGTAGGCCCAGGGATATGCACGATCTTTCAGTGGCAATGTATTCAAAAACTCGTTGGGGTGAGGTGTGAGCTGGGGGAAATTGCCGGCCTCGTCGAAGCCAAACAACTCGGCTGTGCCTGCTACATCTTTCACGAAGATACCCGCAGTATTGGCACCGATGCCGGTAGGATTCGCGCCCTGACCAAAGGCGAGTGCGGGGCCTCCGCCAGTGGGAGGAGTTATCGTCCCGATGCCGACGTTGCCTTGCGTGAGCGCTATCAAGCTACCAGAAAGGACTACTGGGACAGTTGCACTGGCGGCATCATTAAATGCCTGAATATTTATGCCAGTTGTCCCTTCATTATTTTCATCTGACCATATTCGGATATTCCTATTTGTCCCATCATTGATATGGAATCTGGCCAGGGGCACGGGCACCCCGATGCCGATTCGAGCATTATTGAGTATCCGCATTGCCTCCGTCGCGCCGTTATTGCCTACCTGAAAGAGAATATCCGCCCCAGTAGTACCCACGCCACTTGTCGAGCGCAGCGTTAGCGTCGAGGTGGTGGCGGCGCCGCCGATGATCAGAGGCGTTATCGTGGAGGTGAGAAACGTAGGAGAAGTGACCAATGCTACCGCACCTGAGCCGCTTGTGCCATTGGTCAAATCGCTTGCGGCGAGCTGTGAGATGGTAATGGCAGCTCCAGCACTCGATTGGCGCAGGACAAAAGATGGCCCGCCAGTTGCCGAAAAATCGGTGGTCCCCGCAGGGAAAGTCAGCGTATGCACCCCGGCAACGGCAGGGACAACCAGGGTGAGTATTCCGGAGGTATTCCCAGCAATCTTGAACTGGGTCGATTGCGTGGTCACAAACACCGGCGAGGAGGGGAACCCGCGCAATTCCAGCGCCGATGCCTGGAGTACCGCACTCAAGTAGAGCGCGATCATGGAGCAGAAAAGACTACTTCTTTTTCGCCTTATCATTGGCGGGCTCCTTCAGGGCCTTCAGTTCAGTCCTCAAACCCTGCACCTGCTTTTCCAGGGCATTGGCTCGCGCCCAGATGTCCCCGAGTGATTGTCTGCATAGTTTGTGCTCGCGCTCGATATAGGCCAGCTCTAACTCGAGACGCTCCAGGTGCTCCTGCGGCGCGAGAGGCTGGGGTTGTTGGGCAAAAACGGGGAGAACCAGCAGCAGAAGACACACCCCTGGAGACCAGAATCGCATCTTCCATCCCCTAGGCGAGACGATGACACACAAATGGCTGCAACCCCAGCGCAAGCAGATCAGGGAGAGCCGCTCCGGCGGGGCTTGCCCCGCCAGCACTCCCGCCATACGTCAGCGCTACCCCGCCATCTCCCCGCACGTCAATCCGGCTCACAGACGGATCGCGCTCGCTTTGTGCTGTCAACCACTGGACACCAGCAATGGCGAGTCGTTCGAGTGTTTTGCGCTGGGCTGGATGGTCCGCGGTCGTAAAC